CTTCTTTGCAACAAAGGATTGGCCGTCCGATGGATCTTGACCAGCAAAAATAGCTGGTGCACCATCCCATTTGACTGTTACATTGACTTTGGATTCAGAGTTGCCAGCCAACATATCTCGCAAACTGCGGAGAAAATTGATAGCTTCCCTTGCGCCATAGACACCGCCATTGAGGATGTTATCCTCAATGTGTTCCATGTGAAGATTTTTGCCTGAAGCGGCTTCAGTTACAAAATTTGAAAAGTTCATAGTCCATTCTTGTGCCTTGAATGGACTATTTATAATTATCGGCGCATTGTTGCCTGATCTTTTGCTTCCTCTTGAGAGAAAATAGGCACTGCATTGGACTTATGGAGTGTACCAATGCCAATCATCTTGTCACCAGTGTACACTTTACCTTCTACTGGCTTAGTGCATGTAGCTGGCAGTGTTGTAATGTGACTTGGATACTGTGGTAAATCACGGACATAAGTCTTCGGTGGCTTGTATGGTACACGCTTGATGGATTTCATGGTTGGTTTGTTCTTGTCTAGAAATGCTTGCCATTCTGCTTGAAGTTCAGCATCCTTTCGCTTTGCGTCAGCGGAAGCCCACTTCTTCTTACCCTTGAATTTGGTAGGTGAATGTATAATCATAGTAGATATAGCGTTATCAAAAGTACAACAGGTGGTAGAAACATCTCAGTAAGCGTCATATTTGCGGCTGAATAAGCATTCCACAATCGTCGGACAATCTCATACCGAATAATATATTCTATCATTTTAGCACAATCATAGCAAGTAAAACACTCTGAAAGAAGAAACCAATACCGTTGCTAAAAAGGTACAATCTATCTCTTACGATTGTGGATCTGATGAAAAAAAGGAGAAGCCCTCCCCATACCATCAGAACCATGCTCAAAGGTGGAAGATTTGCACTTTCACCTTTAATGACTGCATAAGTTGTTGGTAAAGTTGCAGCATGGATCATAACCAAGCCAATCCAACCACAAAGTTCACCGAACTTTTCGTAAATGAATAGGCATCCATCCTTGATTTTTTCGGAGTACTGATGAAAAATGTTTTTAATTTCTGTAATCATATTTAATGAATTGTTTCGCCAGAAGGCGGAATGAGAGCGTCAATTTCTTCGCTCATGGTTTCTAAAAAGAGATCCAAATCACCGTGGTCAATCACGGATAAAATAAACTCACGGAAGAATTCAATCAATTGTTCATTGCTAGTCATAAAGTTCCTTTCATTGAATACTTCAATTATAGACGGATGTATAAGCCTTGTCAAGCGTGTTGTTTTTACGCAACACTTCTTGGATTAGATCCTTGTCCAACATTCGCATGAAACCATCTTCACGGAATTTACATATGGCTACAATTTGTTGTTTATAAACAACATAGTATGTGCCTTTCACAAGGAACATTTCTGCTCCGGTGCAAGCACTGTACCCTACTCGGTGTAATGGATTGAATGTCATGGTTACCTATCTAGTCAATTTTACATCTTGAAACCGTCAAATTTTGACGTCCTCTTGCCCGTTGGTGTGCCGTCAAATGCTGGTTTGTCTTGCTGGCCGTTGTCCATCAAACCATCCTGAGCCACCTGTTCTACATCATACAGTTTCATCTTCGCCCTGTCAACCCCTATGACAAACCTTTTATTTGTTGTAGGATCGCTATACCGGTTCTTTAACTGCTTCACCATGATCTGGTTTAGGTCGGCTAGTTCTTCCGTCGATATCAAAGCAAACATCAAATCAGCGGTGGCTGGCAGACCAAAGGACTCGGAAGTATCAGTCAAGTCTACATCGGAGTTATCGTAGCCACCTCTGGTAGTCTGAGTTGCGGAAATGACCGGTAGCTTCATCTCCACCGCTAGGCCGCGGAGTTCTTCGGCAATCGCTTTCACGTATGTATAGGAATTTACGTTCGCTCCTTGCTTGATCCTTGCAGAGGAGCATATATTCAGGTAGTCAATATAGATGATATCTGGTATAAATTGCCGTTTGAGTTTGAGTTCATTTAGCAAATGCTTGAAATGAGAAACATTCGCAGTTGCAGTTGGATATTCTTTGATAATGAGTTTGCCAGTCGTTTTGGATCTCAGTCTGTCAATCTTACGCAGGTAGGACTCTTTAGGCAGCGTCACCAGATTGTCCAGGTCTATGTTGAGTAGGTTAGCATCAATTCGTTCGGCAATGCGCTCCTCGGCCATTTCCAGCGTGATATACAGCACATTCTTGCCAAGTGTAAGATTAGCGGCAGCACAATGGCACATAAACAACGATTTACCGACGCCAGTGCCAGCCAGAATGATATTCAGTGTCTTTTCTGGCAAACCACCCTTTGTGATCCGATTCAGGTAGTCTAAGTCAAATGGTATTCGCTGTTCTACTTTATGATAAAACTCGTACCGTGGATCGGCATCATCGAGGAAATCATGACCGATATGATTATCGAAAGCAACTGATAAAGCATCAGCAAGAAGAGTAGGAATGCTCCCTTTGTCCAGTGTGCCTTTATTACTTGCGTCAAGGATCTGGATACTCTGCATGATAGCATTGTAGACTGCTTTGTCTTTACAAAACTCTTCAGCAGCATCAATGAGCCACTTAGTGTCGGAAGTTTCTTTGTTCTCAGTAATCTCATCTAATTTTTGTACCGTTTCTTTATGAAGTGATTCTGTTAGATTTCTATTATTGATCTCAATGACCAATGCTTCGTATGTAGGCAAAGTGTTATACTTTGTGACATACTCATTGATTTGATTGAAGAGTGTTTTATCAGCAGCATCGTGAAAGTATTCACTCTTCAGAAATGGTAAAGTCTTTCTTGTAAAATCTTCATCTAGCAGTAGATGTTTAAGTATCTTGCTTTCGATCCGCATTCTCTTTTTCTCTCTCAATTTGTGATTCAAGAATTGATAATACTACATCACCCATCATCTTGTCAAAGTCTTTTTTGTCCGATTCATTGAGAGTTTTTTCATAATCACCGATTGTATTGTACTCAAAATGAAGTATCGCTTCTTCACCAGTTTCTTCTACATTCATTACACCAAAATAAAATTTAACACCATCATGCACGCCGCTAATCAATTCTAAAACTGCGGTATTGGCTACGTTATGGTCGTAATCGGTAATTTTGTAGTCAACATTAATCTTCATGCTCTTCTTCCTCAGGCGGTTGTTCAAATTGACCATACAAGAATTCTTTCTTGCATACTTCATCAATCATATCCAGGAGTTCTTTCGTCCAGTATTTTTCTGGTTGGTCGTTGATTGATTTACCAAAGACTTTTGTGCCGTCTGGTAACTCATATCGTGTGGATACTTTCTTGATAATGTTATACTTTTCTGCAATGTCAAGGAGTCCGTAATATCTATCCAACCCTTTGTCGTAGGTAATTTTGACTTCCACATCTTTATTCTCCTTAGTCAATCGGCTTTTATACAACCTAGCCCTTACAATGTTACCAATCACTTCAGTTCCATCTTTCTCTTTCTTCTTTGAAAGATATACAATCGTTGATGCGGTATACTTTAGCCCAGAACCACCAGACATTTCTTTAGTTGGCACATAAGCGCCAACAACATCATACACATGATTCGTTACAATTAATGGTACGTTAATTTTAGCAAGTTTCAAATTCAGTACACGGAATGTAGCCTTAATCAATTGTGATTTAGTCATGTCTCGTGTTTCTTTACCCTCCGAACTATCTTCCATTTCTTTGGTTGAAGATAGTTGGCCTTGAGAATCAAGCACCATCATCATCGGTTTACGTTTCTCTTTTGATTGCGCTGCATACTTATCAATGATTTGCAATGCGGTATGTCTAAACTTTTGAATGGTATCTGGTTCTGATATAACGATTCGTTTGGTATCAATGCCTCTTGATTCCATCATATGTTTTGTAACTGCTGCTTCAGTGTCAAAGTAAATCACACCACCTTCTGGATTGTCATCAAGAAATCGTTTGACTACACCCAGAACAAAGAATGTTTTACCTGTAGCAGATTCACCAGCAAATGCTGTTACTTTGTTGTTAGGTACGCCGCCGTATATACTGCCACTGAGTAAAGCGTTAAGTGCATAAGACCCGGTGTCGATGCAACCTGTATACTCAGCACTAGCACCTCCATCAGCAAGAATTTTAGTGTCTTCATCTTTTAACTGCTCCACTAATGATGTAAAAAAATTGCTCATACGTTCTCCATTTATCTAAATTTATATCTTGGTGATGCGTGGTACATTATCATGTAAGTTGGTATATCATTTTTCTTTTCGAGAAATGATTTCATAGACTCTGAAGGAAATAGTATACAACTATTTGACTTCAATTGCAATGTTTTTTGTTCTTTATTTTCGGCCACAAATGCGATACCATTTATGTCCATACTATTGGTTGATATGACAATACATGCCGTAAGCGATTTGTAATTTTCTCTATGGTAATCTCTGCTCCATCCTTTATGTTTTTTAATGACTTCTATATGACTCTCAGCGGTTAGACTGTAGAACATGAATGCACTATCGTTTGTATTTTTATAAATTTCACGCATGTCATTGGACCACATCCGATTTTCAATTATTCGTGCGATGGTGCATATTTCTTCAACATCTTTATTCTCATATAACCATATTGAGTTGTATGTTTTATTAGGCTTTTCGTTCAGTTGTTGATTGTGACTGAACATTGAATCAACTTTCAAGAGATTGGTTTCGATCAATGAAAGGTCAGGCGAACTAAAAAAGTTTTCTATTATAACATGTGTAAATGGTTTTTCGTAGTGATGTATCACGATTTTAATGGCACCGGTGACATGTAAGATGAAAAATATTGAATTGAATATCTTGTGCAGTGATTTTCTATTCTGGTTACTCTATGCACACATTCGGAAGGAAACGCAATCAACGTATTGTCACGATATTTAATTTCTTTAATTATATTGTTATGAATTAGCTGAAAATTACCACCGTGAACATCATCTTCAGACAACCAGAAGTTCAGTGTTATGCTTTTAAGCAAGTCTTTGTGCCATTCATATACTGAATCTTTTTGATATTTTGATATCAGAATTTGACTATAATTAGTATAATCATAAAACAAAAATAAAGAATCTTTAACTTGTTTATAAATGTTTCTCATGTTATCTGACCATACAAGATTCTCTATAGTGTCTATGATAATATTTGAACTTTCAATATCTCTGTTAACATAGGGCCAAAAATTGTAATTTCTTTTTATGTCAGGATTTACCAAACTGCTTTTACCGTCGTTATAGTCACCCACATAAAATTTATCATCCAACTTTTTAAATTCATTCAGTAGCAAAGTTCTTTGATCCTGAGTAAATATATCATAGAAGATAACATGAACAATAGGATCATAATGTATGTCATACCACATACTAGTCTCCAAATTTTGTAACGTTTTTTAGTTTTTCTTCATCCATTGCTATTGGTTCAATTGTTGTCACACCAGAATTTATAATTTTCAACGTGTGATTTGCAGCAATCAATAATAGAATGGCTAGGGGATCAAATACACATATTAACACAATAATGATCCATTGTACAGACTTTTCTATCGTGTCAAAATCATTCTTACCATATACCAATTCAGCAACATATCTAATCGCACCAATTTCAGCATTGCCTTTGTTCTTTGCTTCACGGAGTGGTAGAATTTCTTTCGTTAATACCTCAATTTTATTTTGCGATTCGGTGATCTGTCTCTCCAACTTTTGGTTGGGTTGAGCATAGCCTTCAGACTGCTTGAGTAAAATCGCCAATCTATTTTTTTCAATAGATAGTCGTTCGTTAAGATTGTCGATTCTAGTAGTATTAGTAACATAGTCCACGCCTGAACCAGAATGAGACTGAGACAAGTAACCAAAAATACCAAGGCTAGTAATAATACTGAGAATGACAACAGTAGTAGTAAAATAAATCCGTAAAGTGATGTGAATACTATACCAATAACGATAGAGAAAAGATGCTGTAACCAATTTACCAATTTCAAGTGAGCCTCCCATAATTGCTATTGCAATTGGACTTGCTGTAAAGATTGATATCAATCCTACAATGGAAAAGTATGCTGCGACCGCTGATATTCCTACAGCGGTAAAGAATAGAAGAAGTGTAAACATTATCGTGTCAGTGACAATACTTTATCAATCTGCTCTTGAATTTTCTCTTTTCGATTTGGCCAGTAGATATATTCTTTATCAGGGTTCTTCATGAGATTCACTAATAAAGGCATGATGAGTTTTTCAAGTTCAACAAGATTACTCTTTACATCATCTTGCATTTGCTTTCGTTCAGCATCAAGTCCTAATTTACCATCATTGTATAGTGATAAAATTTGATCCATCTTTGCTTCAATTCTTGCAACTGCTTCATTTGAAGTTGATACAACTTCACGGATGACAGTAGTCTCTAGTGTTTCTTCATTCACGCTTTGCTTAACTTCGGTTTCATCTACTGCACTGAAACCGAAATCTTCAGCAGTCCTAATTCCCAAATATTCTTGTGGTATGGTACTCATGCGAAAAAACTCTCCAATGATGCAACTGGTTCTGTAGTCCAGTTAATGGTTGAAATAATATTACGCAATGGGTCAACAAATGTTTTATCAAACTGTGTATCGTAATCGATATAACTTTCAACACCAAATTCTTTCGGAAGCACCGTCGGAATAGATAGCACATTCTCTTGAAATGGATTAGGTGTTTTCATGTAGCAGAATTTAATCTTTTCACCTTCTTTGATTGTCTGATACTTCTTTGTCAGTTTGTGCTTTTCAAGTAGGTGATTATATACGATTGCACCACGAACATGTATCGGTGTACCTTTTGCGTAAAGATCCTTTGCATCTCTATATTTAGTCAGTCCAGAAACACCTCGAGGAAATGCAACATCTTCAAATGGTAACATAGAAAACTCTGCTCTAAATTCTGCAATGAAATCTTGAAGTTCAGACTCATTACCTTTCATTACAATCTTTAGAGCATCTTTAATTTTATCACGACATACCATTGGCGTTGAGGACT